GCTCTGAATTTCGGAGTTCAAGTAAACCAAAACAGTTGTTGTATCTATCGGATGATCATCTGGCGCGATGAACAAATCGCTGATTGATTCCCCTCTCGATATTCCAAATTCAATAATTCCAGGATTTTCTGAATTTTCATTTACCGCTTCATACACAATCCATACAGCGTCGTTTAAAGACATATTACCCTCCCTGCTGCGCTGCTGTCAATACACTTAAATTTACCAATCCTTTTCGGGTTTTTATACATGTGGCAATTATTTGGAAAAGATGTTCAATTTGTCCAAATAGCTGTCGATTCTCTTTGAGTGTGACAATTTCGTAAAATGACGACCCATATTGCACATAGTCTCCCTCTCGCACGAAAAGATTCTGATCAGCCTGAAGTCTTCTGCTGTGGAAATTGACAGTTATGGTGTTGCTTTTGTCAAGCCCATAGTTTTCGGTGACTGTTGTCAACCCTTCGTATTCAACCAGGGCATATACTCTGACAGGTGGATTGAAACACTTGCTGATCGCCTCCCCATAAAGTGAATGGTAATTGGTGAACTCTTCGGAAATTGGCAAATAAGTAATAGCCTGCCCAACGACCCTCTCCAAGAGTTCGTCATTGACCTGTTTTACTAAGTCCCTCTCTTTTTCTCCTAAAAACAGCGGAGGAGGGGGATTTGTCGGTTTTGTCCACTTATTATCAGCCATTTACTCCCAGTCCTTCATATCCCCAAATATGACTCTTTCTCGGGGTATTCTAACTTCTACAGCGTTCTCTCTAATGGCGACTTTTGGTCTTTTCTCGTTTTTACCTGCGCCGAGGAGATATCCTAAAATCTTCAAGTTAATAACTGTTTCAAATTTTCTTTCTTCTTCTGCCAAATTTGAGACGTTGTTTGTCAAAGAAAAATCTCCCTCAAGAAATCCCTCGAACTTGTGTCCGTCATCGTTGATAAAAAAGTTACTAATTTGTCCAGTCTGAACAATAAACGGTGTGAATATCTCATTCATCTGTTGTTGATATTCTGTGCGTACAGTGAGGGTATAAGTTGCGACAACATAAGTTGGAGTCGGCATCGTTATCGTCTCATATACGACTTTGGTATTTTTAAATCGATAATTTTGTTGTTTAAATCTTCTTTGAGAGTCAGCATTAGCAAAATTTCCAGTTTTATCCTGTTGGATTCTTCTGGCAACCTCAATTGCTCCCCCTCGGGGGTCATTATATGGAGGAACGTGAGCCCAAGCGACACCTTTCATGGCAGGATCTTTGATCAAGTCCTTCCTTTCCAAGACCATTACTGGTAAAGTAAAGATTCCGTCTTTATTTCTAAGCTCTTTGTTGCTTTTTATCTGGTGGGCTCTTTCTGCCATGGACCAAATCAAAGGAACGCGCTCCCAGCCTTCGTTTGTGGTACAAAATACGCCCACATCTTCGTTCAGCCAATTATAGAGCGCACGATCAATTGTCTCAATCGTCGAAGGCATCAGGGTTATTTCTCTAAGCTTAACGTTGCTAGTGCTATCTTTCTTGAAATAAGGTCTAAATCCTTTAAATTTTTCTTCTTCACTAGCCATGCTTTACCCCTGAAATATGATCATCGGAACTCTTTTTTGAATATCGTTAACTGCTTGAACTTTCTCTGCGTCAATTTTCGCCATTTCGGCATATGTAAGCTGATCCATAATACCCTTAAGTTCTTCGCGAAGAGCATCTTGTTCTGCTTTGGCTTGCGCAAGGAGTGCGTCAGCGTTTAAATTAATAGACTCGCCTGGAATTGGGATTGCTGAAAATTTACCCCTAATCTGCCCCAACGTTTCTTTTGATAAAGCCAAGGCGAACCTTCGTATCCACTGTTTTCCGATGGCGTTAATATTCTCATAGGGAATGTTGTCAAAAGGAATTGTGTTAATATTGTTAATTCCCTGTGTTCCATCCTCATAGCGGTCTGACTCTTCCCAGCTATCTGGGATAATTGAAAACTCAACCCACATATATTGATAGGTGGCTATCAGAAGTGGTTCTGGAAATATTCTCAACATGTTGTCTTTTAACTCATACGAATAATGAGAAAGTCTTGTCCACAGATGATCCTCGAACGCCATGGCTTGCATTTTGTTATACCATGTTGGAATCAATTCAAAAGTGGAATCATCTGTATATTGACCATAGTAGTTCATATTTCCGACGACGTTTAGTCCTCCAAAATATCCAAAGAATCTCCACATAGCCTGCGGAGTCTTGTAAAAGACCTTTTTGATCATCGCTCGCTTGTTGCCGACAACACCTGCAAATGAGACAGCCTTGCCGTCTGGTCCCAGTCCGGTCGCGGAAGAGGAGGAGATGATAGTTTGAAGGTCATAATCCTGCACACCCTCTGTCAATTTAAATGAAGCCGAATATATGGGGATTATACCTCCGGTTCCAGCCTGAAAGGAGTAGTGATCGCTCACCCTTTGGGCATATTCGAACATCGCACGAGGGAATTTCAAATTAACGTTGGAGGGTCCGGTCTTCATTTGTCCATTTTGATCAAATGTGCCAGTAGTTTGTCCGAGAACATCCGAAAGGATATTTCTAGATTGGTGTAAATTGACTAAGTAACTATACTCTAACACTGCCTCTTCATAATTTGCATACACGTTTCCAGGAAGAAGCTCGATATCAAGAACATCGCCTCCTATCTTCTTATATGTGTAAGCCACCTGATCCGCTGCGCCGGATAAAAAGTCAGCAGATCCAGTATATATCCCATATGGTACAGCAGCAGCGACAAGATCCGGAGATCCAGTTGCAGGCAGAATAGATTTGCTTATCTGACTACTAGGAGTCAGAGTTGGTAAGGCCATATTAAATTCCTCCTAACACTAAGTAGTTTCCGTATACACAAAACCCCCCCACAAAAAGTGGGAGGGCTTAAAATTTCCTTAAGTAGCTAAATTAACTCTTAGAGCAAATCTTCGATAACGACGAGTCCGTACATATCCGGACGAACCATCTTCTTGGCGTATCGAGTCATGACGCCTTTGCGCGGCACGAAGTCCTCGGTACCAAAAATGGTTGGAGTCATCTGGAGTGGCACATACGGTGCGTATACATATCCGCTTTCGAGGAAAGAAGAACCTTTGCGACCTGCGAGAACAACGTTCCGTGGGAAGTAAGGATCGACGTAAACGTCAAACTTCTTGCTCAAAGAGCCGACTTTAACAGCACCAACCTGACCGCGATCATCATCATGAGTCACAGAGCCTCGGAAACCAGAGGTAAACTCAAGAAGGTTTGCAACTTCAGGTGAACACACGATGAAGTTAGCGCCTCCGCGAAGAGTTTTACGATGGATCTGAGCCGAAACATCATTGATGGTTTCGATCAAGGTTTCATACCATTCACTGACATTACCAGTAAAGTCTGGGAATACCGAAGTGGTAGTAACGATCGGAGCGCCAGTTTGGCGATTCACGAATTTACCTGGCGAACGAGACCAAAACAGAGTATCAGCCGTTGCACCTTTCACGAGGTCTTCCAAGATTTCTTGGTCGATTTCGAGAGCGATGTGCTCGGACAAAATGCTTGTCAACTCAACTTCAGCGTCGAGATTGTGATAGGCATTCAAGTCTTGAGCCAATTCAGGCGTCCACTTAGCCTTGAGCTTCTTGGTTTTAGCCGTAACAGCCACAGAGTCGACCTTAATGTCGATTTCTGGGATATTCGGGCTTCCCTCAAGTCCCCACACCGCAGCACCGACAATTGCACCAGGTGCGCCAGTCGTTGAATTGATGAAGTTGTCATCAATGACAAACGATGCAGTATCCTGAGCCAGAAGGTCCGTAGCGGCTGCGTTGGCAGATGCCAATCCAGAAGCAACGAACAAAATGTTTCCGGCTGTGTTTGGATCATCACGGGTTAAGCGACGAACTTGGTTCACATCAACAACATCTCCTGTTTCAAGAGTGACCGTGACATAATCCTTGATATTGAACTGTCCAGCAGTCAACGTAGTCAAGGGCAATGTTCCAACTGCACAGAAAGTTCCAGACAAATCAGGATCAAAGCGGACAAGCCTGTCACCATCAGCACCATCGGTACCTGTCCAATCGCCAGGGACACCAGAACCAGCAGTTCCAGATGCGACGATCGTCATTGTGAAGTTAGCCGAAGCAGTCGGGCTAGAATAGCCGTTGTTCAGAGCGTAGAAGCTCTGCTCAGCTTCGTTGCCGGATAGTGAAACACCACCAGTAATCTGCTGACCAACAACTCCACCACCATATACCGATGAACCAAGGGTATAATCCAGACGAGCACGGTCATACGTGAAGTCCAGGAAGAAAATGAGACCCGAAGGCAAACTCATTGGTTGAACGCTAACGAGATCGTTTGCGATCAGTCCGCCGAATACTCGTCGGACAATTGGGAAAGCGACAGATGCGAAACCTTCGACATCAGCGCCTGCCATAGAGGAAGCTTCGCGAAGAAGCTCTTTGGCTTGGTTTTCTAACAGGCTAGCCATGCCGTGCTTTGTACGCTCGTTGTTGAGACCTTCTAAGAGACCGGTTTTCTCCCACTTGGAGAGAAGAGCCGAACCTTCCTTAGAAAGATCACGTCGTACAATGCCTTCTGTTAGTTTATTTAGAATAGACATATTATTATTGTAATCTCCTTTATATAGTCATGCTATTTTTTGATTCCAGCTAAAACTTTCATCCTATCCATTACTGGAGAGTCGATAGTTTTTCTGGATGCTCTTCTAGGTAAAGTGGCAGAAGGTCTTTCTATAGTCTCACGGAGTGATTGTGGTCGTGCTTTACCTGTTACACTTCCCACTGCGCTTTCAAGAGTCTCGAAAATAACCTTCGCTTCTTCAATTGAATCTGATTTTGACAAAGCTTCAACAATTTTATGTTTTTGTCGCTCATTCAAAGAGTGATTTGTTAAAACCCGATTCGCATAAAGTAATCTTGCATTTGATAAATTGACTTTATCAAAATTTTCTTTTAGAGCCTTAAAGGCTCCAATAATCTTTTTATTATTAATTTCTAAAGTTTTCTTTTCCTCGGCCAGTCTATCGGCGGCGTCTTTTACGGCTTCTAATTCGTCATGAGCCTTGGTGCCTGCCAATTGAGCCAATTTAAGTTGTGTTTTATAATTCATTATCGGTTCTGGCGTCCCAGCCCAGCCGCTCTTTTGAGGATCGATGTCGACGATCAACTCTTCCAGAATACTGTCAATATCCTCAATATCAATTT